AATGATTATATAGTTATAGAAAAGATTAAGGAACAGAAGACTACATCAGGTGGTCTTCTACTTACAGATGATACTGACACTGACAATAGATATAAGAAAGCTAAAGTTGTATCTGTAGGTAACCTAGCTGAGTTAATAAAAGTTAACAGCGTAGTTATGTATGATATGCACGCTGGCCATGATATAGATTATGATGGTGTTATGTATAGAGTAATACGTTTAAGAGATATAGTACTAGTAGATGAGGATAACAGCTGATGATATAAAACAAATACAACTATTTAAATATTATAGAATAGTACGCAAGTGGATATGCAAGGCTAACAAAATAAACGATGCTGACTTAGAGCTATTAATATATTTAAATTGTTTAAATAGATTTACTAGAGATGAATTTATAAATGGTGTGTACGCGTACTCTTGGGATAAGCATCGCTGGGAAAGACTACGTAGAGATGGTTGGATAGATGTTTGGCGAGAAAGAAATCGCACAACAATGAAGTATGCAATTTACAAAACGTCATTTAAGTGTAATCATATGATAAATAGAATATATAGAATTTTGCTTGGCGAAGAAGATATTCCTGTTACAATTAAAAATCCTTATTATAACAATAAGTCTTATACAGACAAGGTTATGAATAAGGCTATTGATGATATGATTAAAGATAAAGATAGATGATAAATAAGAATACACCTGTATTTAGAAAAACTTTAGACGAAGGTATATTAGGTGAAGCTAATAAAGATGGTAGCGTTTTTATTAGCAAGTCTATTAAACCTGGTAGTAAACTAGAAAAAGAAGTTTTAGAGCACGAAGGCTTTCACGCTAAGCAAATGAAAAACGGTGTGCTAGACTATACAGATAACTCTGTTACATATAGAGGTGTTGAATACGAAAGAAAAGACGGCAAGATAAAATATAAAGGTAAGTTCTACCCAGAAGGTAGCGATGTATTTCCTTGGGAGCAAGAAGCTAATCAAGCTATTAACAACAAGTTTTTTGATGACTTTAATGCTTCGCCATTTAAAAAAATGCGTCCACCAAGTAATAATTCTTTTGACACTATGCTTGAAGTAAAAGAGTTAAATAAAATACCTTTAAATAAAAACTTTGTTAAAGATCATGACGATATATCTAGCGCTTTTAAAGCTCTAGCTAAGAAGAAAGGTATAAAAGATTATGATGCAGAAATATCTGATGATTTAATAAAAGAGTCTGCACCTATAATAATAGATCTTAAAAATTACTTTAACAGGCCTAGACCTAAAGTTGTAGCTGAAAAAAGCAACATAACCATGAAAGATATAGAAATGGACTCTATGAAAACACCTTCATATCCTTCTGGTCATTCAGCTCAAGGTTTTTTAATAGGCTTAGTTTTAGGTGATAGATACCCTAGGCATAGAGCTGCTTTTAAAAAGCTAGCTAAAAAAATATCTTATAGTCGTAGAGTAGCTCATGCGCACTATAAGAGTGATAGTAAATTTGGTGAGCTGCTAGGTAAATCAATGTATAAACATATTAAAAACAAACAGTCATGAAAAAAGCACCTGCTAAAATGAAAAAAGGTCCCATGAAAATGAAAAAAGCGCCTGCTAAAATGAAGAAAGCGCCAATGAAAAAAGCTTTAGTTGGTAAACAAAAAAACTTACCAAAAGAGTTACAAGAAAAAATATTAGCTTCACCAGCAACTATGCTTAAGCCTGCAGCAATGAAGTTAATGAAAAAAGATGCGCCAGCAAAGTTGATGAAAAAATCTCCTGCAAAAGCTGGTCATAAGTCTCCTAGCAAAATGGGACATAAAGGTAAGAAGTAAATGGGTTTGCTTCAGAAAGTTTTATCATCTGGGGCAGGTAAGCTTGTTAAAGATGTTGGTGGGGTTTTAGATAACCTCACCACTTCTAAAGAAGAAAAGTTAGCTGCTCAGCAGAAGATTAAAGAATTAATATCTAGTCACGAGCTAGAGATGCAAAAGCAGGTAACTAATCGCTGGGAAGCAGATATGAACTCTGATTCTTGGTTATCAAAAAACGTTAGACCACTAGTGCTTATATTTTTAGTAGTATCAACAGTATTAATGATATTTATTGATGCTGGCGCTATAGCTTTTAATGTAGAGCAAAAGTGGACTGACTTATTACAACTAGTATTAATAACTGTGATCGGCGCGTACTTTGGCGGTCGATCACTAGAAAAAACTAAAATTAAATAAAATGGCAAAGAACAAAGATATAGTAGAGTTAAAACCTAAAGCTGATAAAGTTACAGACGAAGAGTTAAAAAACTTACAAGAGGTAGTTTCTAATATTAACAATTTACAAAGTGAGATAGGTAGAGTAGAAGCTCAAAAGCATGGTTACCTACATCAGTTAGCTGTAGTTAGAGATAAGGCTACACTTTTACAAGGTGAGTTAGAAAAAGTTTACGGAACTGCTAACGTTAATATTAGCGATGGCTCTATAGAATATCCTGAAAATGGAGAGTCACGTAATTAGAAAAATCACTGTAGGTAAAGACTATAAAAATGATGCAATGCATTATTCTGTAGGTCAAGATGTCTATGGTGGTCACACGATATGCGATATATTAGAGGAAGAAAATAAGTACTCTATTTATATTAGAAAGCAAGATGTAGTTATACCGTGGAAAGATTTTAATAAGAACATGGCTATATCTGTTGAGTATGATCTTAATTATTAATGAGACCTATACATAACTTTATAATAAAGCCTTACGGTCAAAGATACAACAACTCTACTAAGGTGGGTGATAAAGATTTAATATTAAACACGGAAATATTTAATCATCAGTATGTTAACCGAGAAGGCATTATTATCTCTTCTCCTATTTATAATCCTCATAATTTACAAGAACAAGACAAAGTACTAGTGCACCATAATGTATTTAGAAGGTGGCACAATGTTAAAGGTGTTGAAAAGAATACTAGAGGTTATTTAGAAGAAGATCAGTATTTAGTTTCTGAAGATCAAGTGTATATGTATTATAGAAATAATACGTGGAACGCTATGCCTGGGTTTACGTTCGTTAAACCTTTAAAATCAAAAAACAAATATAGCTTAGATCAAGAAGTACCTTTAATGGGTGTTGTTAAATACTCTGATGGTACGTTTTTACCTACACAGTTAGTAGGTTTTAGGCCTAGTAGTGAGTACGAGTTTGTTGTAGATGGTGAAAGATTATACAGAGTTATGAATAGTTTTATTACAATTGAATATGAATACAAAGGAGACGAAGAAGAATATAATCCAAGCTGGGCGCAAAGCTGTTGAAGAATTAATTAAAGTAGCTGAAGAACCTATTGTAGACTCAGATGATGATATATCTGCTGACAGACTTAAAAATGCAGCAGCTACAAAAAAGCTAGCTATATTCGATGCGTTTGAAATACTAACTCGCATCGAAGATGAAGAGCGAATATTAAATGATTTAGATAAACCACAAAGTGCTAAACCTAAGTTTCAAGGTTTTGCAGAAGGTAGAAGTAAGTAATGTACGAGCAGTCGTTATATAAAATAGTAGAGCCAGTAAAGTTAACCACCATAAACAGGCTTAATAAAGGTAAGAAGTGGGAGTATGGTTACGATAAGCAAAGCGATGTTGTAGTTATATCTAAGTCTGGCCAAATAGGTGATATAGTACAAATACAAGGTTTAAACATAGCTCTACCTAAAGCACCTAAGAATATATATAAATGCTCTAATAAAAAGTCAGAACAAAAGTGGCATAAGTTTCAAATACCTAATGCTTTTGCTAAAATAAAAACTAGGTTTGATTGGGAAGATTATCCTAAAGATTTTAAAGAAAAGCATTATAGTTATATAGACCAAGAGTTTGATAGAAGAGAAAATGGTTTTTGGTTTACTAATAATGGTGTACCAACTTATTTAACAGGTAGCTACTACACTTATTTACAATGGAGTAAAATAGATGTAGGTGCACCAGACTTTAGAGAAGCTAACAGGTTGTTTTTTATATTCTGGGAAGCTTGTAAGGCAGATCAGCGTTGCTACGGTATGTGTTATTTAAAGAACAGACGATCTGGTTTTTCGTTTATGAGTTCGGCTGAAACCGTTAACTTAGCCACTCTAGCAAGTGATAGTAGATTTGGAGTGTTGTCTAAAAGTGGAGCTGATGCAAAGAAAATGTTTACGGATAAGATAGTACCTATAAGTATTAACTATCCGTTTTTCTTTAAGCCTATACAAGATGGTATGGATCGTCCTAAATCAGAGATAGATTATCGTATACCAGCTAAAAAGTTTACACGACGTAAGATGCGTGAAACAGAAGTTGAAGATGACATGCAAGGTCTTGATACTACTATTGACTGGAAGAACACGGGTGATAATAGCTATGATGGTGAAAAGCTAGCGTTGTTAGTACACGATGAAAGCGGTAAGTGGGAAAGACCAGATAACATACTTAATAACTGGCGAGTAACTAAAACTTGCTTAAGGTTAGGTGGTAGAATAGTAGGTAAGTGTATGATGGGTTCAACATCAAATGCTTTAGATAAAGGTGGTGATAACTTTAAAAAGCTTTACAATGACTCCGATGTTACAAAGAGAAATAGAAATGGTCAGACAAAAAGTGGTTTATATTCTTTGTTTATCCCAATGGAGTGGAACTATGAAGGATTTATTGACGAGTTCGGACTTCCAGTTTTTGATACACCAAACAATGATATTCGAGGACCGCATGGTGAATTAATAGATATAGGAGTTGTTGACTATTGGAATAATGAAGTTGAAGGTTTAAAAGATGATCAAGATGCACTTAACGAGTTTTACAGACAGTTTCCTAGAACAGAAGAGCACGCGTTTAGAGATGAAACGAAAAACTCTTTATTTAATCTTGTTAAAATCTACGAGCAAGTTGATTACAATGAAGGAAATAGAAATTCATCTGTATTAACTATAGGTAACTTTCAATGGGTTGGTGGTATTAAAGATACACAAGTAGTTTTTAATCCAGATCCTAACGGTAGGTTTAAAGTTAGCTGGGTACCTAACGGTAATATGCAGAATAACGTAATATTAAAAAATGGTACTAAATATCCTGGCAATGAACACGTCGGAGCTTTTGGTTGCGATAGTTATGATATTAGTGGTACTGTTGATAATAAAGGATCTAAAGGTGCATTGCACGGGCTAACTAAATTTAGTATGGAAGATGCTCCAGCTAATACTTTCTTTTTAGAATATATAGCTAGACCGCAGACCGCTGAGATATTTTTTGAAGATGTGCTTATGTCTTTAGTGTTTTACGGTATGCCAATACTTGCTGAGAACAATAAACCTAGACTTTTATATTATTTAAGACGTAGAGGTTACAGAGGTTTTAGTATGAACAGGCCAGATAAAATATGGAATAAGTTATCTACTACAGAAAAAGAAGTTGGTGGCATGCCAAACTCTAGTGAAGATATAAAGCAAGCACATGCTGCCGCTATTGAAATGTACATTAATGATCACGTAGGTTTACTTCAAGATGGTACATATGGTACTATGTATTTTAATGAGACGTTAAATGATTGGAGTAAGTTTGATATAAATAAAAGAACTAAGCACGATGCTTCTATTAGTAGCGGCTTAGCTATAATGGCTTGTAATAGACATTTATATAGACCAAATCCAGAAATAAAAAAACAACCACTAGGTATAAGTATATCTAGATATAATAATAAAGGAATATCATCAAAAATAATAAAGTAATATGACAGAGTCTGTTATAAACTTTCCGTCACAAGCGGTAAGCGATTTAGAAAAGATGACACAAGAGTATGGCCTTAAAGTAGCTAGAGCTATACAGTCAGAGTGGTTTGGCGGTAAAACGTCTCATTATAAAGAAGGTTATGGTCAGCGTAGTAGGTATGGTGACTCAATGAATAACTTTCATAATTTAAGACTTTACGCTAGAGGTGAACAGTCTATAGAAAAATATAAAAACGAGTTATCTATAAATGGTGACTTAAGCTACTTAAACTTAGACTGGAAGCCTGTGCCTATAATACCTAAGTTTGTAGATATTGTAGTTAACGGTATGTCTCAAAGAAATTACGAGATAACTGCGTTTTCTCAAGACCCAAGTGGCATTAGTAAAAGAACTGAA